TAAAAGATTTTCTTAAAAAAAAAAATTTATTTTTATGTTTTTGGATTAACCTTTTTCCTAAAAAGGTTTTTTGATCTAAACTTTTTTTAAAAAAGTTGTTTTTGATCTAAACTTTTTCCTAAAAAGTTTCTATAAACTATTTTTTAAATCTTCAAATGTAGTCGCATTTTTTATTTTATTTGTTAATTCATTTAATTTTGTTTTTAATTCTGTATTTTCTGCTTTTAATGACGCTATTTCTATTATATGTGTTTGTTGTATTCTATCTAACTCTTGTGAAGCACTAAAATTGAGTGCAAATAATTTATCTTTATCTATTGTATGAAAATCATCTACTTCACTACCATAACAAAATACATTAATATATTGGGCATCAAATGTAAATGTATTGTCACTATTTCCGGTAATTTCTATCATTTTTTCATCACTATAATCACTCACATTACTTACATAAAATTTATATTTAACATCATTTACATTTGGTAGGTCTGATGAACTCATATTAAATTTATCATCTACACTAGTCCAGGTGCAATTAATAACTTTATATATATTTGGTATTATTTCTACTCGTTGTGATACTGCCATAGGCAATACTGATTTTACTTCTTGGGCTATAAATCCTATTGTTTTACCATTACCTTTTTTTAACTTATCTATATATTCATAATATCTACATGGAATACTGCGTAATTGTTGTAAAGCTAAATTATCAGGAACATCCACTATATTTGTTTTTATTCTACTATCACTACTAGTTATAGTCCCAGCTACCCATACATAAGTTTTTACAAGCACTTCGTCTTCAAATACAGCTGCATAATCACGAGTAAATGAACCTGCATAAGAAGAAGAATCATAGACGGTTCCCCCATTATAATACAAATATACAGCATTTGAAGCCGTCACACTATGTGCTCCCGCAACATGTAATGGAGCTTTGGGTTCCCATAGATTAATACCAAGTCGTCCATTATCTTTAATTATGGCACCAGTATTATTAGCATCATTAGAACATTTCAAAAAATAGTAATTTCCTGCGTGTTCTTTTGATTTTATAGCTAAACCATAATTTGCGTTTAGCATATATAATTGCGCGGAGTTGTCGGAGGGGCAACCGTCGATTTTAAGTCCATGACCGGTTCCCCCGGTGTCCTTAATATGTAATGTACCTTGTGGGTTATTTGTTCCAATACCAACTCTACCAGCTTTACAAGTAAGTGTATTTATCCATGAGGGTGAAGTTTGATTCTCACGATTTTGTATTTGAACTACAGAACTATTATAGTTTGTGTTAGTTCCAAGTGGCCATTCACTAATAATTCTACCAGATGGAAAATTTCTGTTAAGGTTCTGGCTGTCACAAGCAGTTGTAAATTCTATACCAGCTGGTCTTCCGTGTATTCCTGTATCAGATTCAATTCTAATAAAACTTCCATTAGTATCAGTATTATCATATACATGTAATTTATATGTATCTGTTGTTTGTAGAGTTGAACTAGGTTTATTAGTTCCAATACCAACTATACCTTTTACATTTAACTTATTATTTATATTTACATTTCCAGCAACATTTAAATTTTGGGTTATATTAATATTTCCTTTTATATCATTTATCATATTTGAACCAATACCAACATTATTGTCATTATCCTTTATAAATATTAAATTAGACATATATTATATAATACAAAAAAAAATTTATATTTATTCCTTAAATAATATATATTTGCTATTACGTTTCAATATTTCTCACATAATAATCATGTTCTACTGTATTTCTCATTATAAATCGTTTCACATTCACTTGTTCGGTTTGTCCAATTCTTACCGCTCTACCAATTGCCTGTTCCTCAATAATTTGTGACTCCTCCTTACTTGTATTTAGTGTATCCAGTAAAATAATTGTAGTTGCTTCTGTTAGATTTAATCCTGAAGGACTTTTGTCAGAAGACATTAATACTACATTAATATCATTCTGAATTTTGAATTTACGAATTTTTGCTGAAACCGTATTAATAGAACCATTTACAAATATATGACTAATATCATATTCTGTAAATATTTTAGAAATTAACTTTAACATATTATCCCATTGCGAAAATACAATAATTTTTTTTGTATTATCTTCCTCTACAATTCCCTTCACAGTCTTAATTAAATGGTCTATTTTTGTTCCTAATGTTGGTCCAGTTTTTTCTTCTTCTTCATTTACCTCATTTTTAATTACAACAGTTTCAGTAACATCATATTTAAAACGACACATAGCACATTTAATTTTTGAATTATGTGAATGTTCATGAAGTTCATTAATACATTGACTACAAAATAAATGGCCACACGGTGTCAATGTTTTTGTTAAACCATCTAATTCCTCCATACAAATCGGACAACATTCCTCTTCCTTAATCTTATTCTCCAAATCACTAAAAATATTATATTTCGCTGTTGCTTCCTTCAATTTTATTTTTGTTTCCTCTAATTTTGCGTTTTTCTCTTCAATTATATTCATATTTTCAATAGGATTTGTATGTAGATTATTTAATTCATTTTCCAAATTTGTTTGTCGTTTTGTATATTTTTCCATTTTCTTCTCACAATCTACTGTCATTTTTTCATGAATCTCTTCTAATGACATTGGTTTATTACCTAAAATATTAATATGTTCGTCGGAAACCATAATATGATTACACAATTCAATTTTTTTATCATTATCACCTAATGCACTATCATAAATCATTCGTTCTAATGGTGTCATATTCAAAAACTCAGTAGTAATAATTGGTTTAGGAATAGATACTTGTTCTCCTACTGAATCCTTCGTATTTTTTCTGAAAAACATATTAATAATATTCTCCTTCTCATGTCTTAATTCCTTATCATATTCTAAATCAGATATATAACTAATTATATTCTGAAAACTACTATCATTATGAAATGGTGTTCCACTACAAATCCATCTATATGTACTATCTATCGTTTTTAAATAGTCACTCATAACTTGACTAGTTTTTTTACGATTATTATTAATATATTCATGTCCTTCATCTAAAATAATACGTTCCCATTTAAAATTATGAAGCAATGTATTTTTATCTGGTTCTTCTTCTAATAATGTTTGATAACTCTTACTTAAAATAAAATTATATGATAAAATAACAATATCATTAGCATTATACTCTTCTGTGGAACATTTACGAAACTGTCTAATATCACGAATTAACTTATATTTAAAATCATATGTTTTATTCATTTCTTCAATCCATTGCGTACATAAACGTGGAGGACAAATAATTAATGTTGGCGAATTATTTGGTTCTAATTGTTCTGCTACTAAACTTAACATTGAAAATGTTTTTCCTAATCCTACTTCATCACATAAAACACCACCATTTAGTTTAATAGAGGTATTATGTGAATCCATATTTAAAATATAACCTTCCTTATCTGTAATTAATTTAACATTAATATCAGGAATAGTATATACATAATTATCCACAGGTAATCTAAATGTATTATATAGTTTAGTATTTGCTATATTATATTCTTGTTGAATCATCCAATCAATATTATTTTTCTGATATTCATATTGATTACGTTTATATATTTTATTTAACTGATTATTAGAGTAAAATGAATTATTTGTAGTAATTGAAGTATGATTTAATGTACCCGAATAGTTTTCTGTATTTTCCTTAATAATTTTAAATAAAAACTTAGGAATTTTTTCTGTTTCATATAAATGTAATAGAAAATCTTTATCCATATAAATAGATATATCTAGGGTCCATTGTACATATTCGTCTGTATTAGAATAACTATATATAACAGTAGGATTATCTCGTAAAATAACCTTCAATTTCATTTTATTTAAATAAGTAGAATTTGTTAATATTTCGGTAATACCAAAAGTTTCATTACTCTGTCTATAAAATGTTGCTAATGAAATTTGTTCTTGAAATTGGTTTTCACCCATAATATCAATATTAGAAAATGAAGAAGAAGTTACTTTATTTGTAATCTGAAAATATACTAAATCATAATTACAAGGATTTTGATTACGAATTTTCATAGTAATATCCTTAAATAATATTAAATTTTCAGGAATTGTTTCTGTTTTGGTTAGAAAATAATTACGAGTTGAAGGAGGTTGTTGTTCCTCATTAATTTCCATTTTAAATGTATATATTATAAAAATCAATTTTAAAATATTAAAAAATCTATTTTATTTTCATATTTAACTGATTATACAACAACTATTTATTTTTTTACAGGGACATTGACTACTTTTAATACAACAACAATAAGTATATTTTTTTTCAAAATTATGACTTTTATTACAATAACCACAAGAAGGAACTAAATTATCTATATCTAATGGATCAGTAACTCCAAAACAACACTGATTTTCTATATCAACATATTGAACAGGATAATGATCTATTTCCCAATATTGATCACCATGTTTTGGAATTCTTTGTTCAAAAACTATTTTTTTTTTACAATGAAAACATTTTCCATTTGTTTTATCAAATATAATACGAGGATATTTCTTAGGCCACGCCGGTCTTCTCATAATATATTTTTCTTAAAAGTATTTTAAATAATTTAAAATTTTAATATATTATATCTATTATATTATAATAAATGAATGTACCATTGGGTTTATATATTGGAGCCGGTTTAGATTTAAAAATAATTAAAAATATACCAGAAGTTAAAAATTTTGTATTTATTGATAGTCTTCCTAATAGTAAATTTGGTATTGATGAAAATTGGACCCGTGATACTTCTTATATATTTAGTTGTATTTGTCCAGGATGGGCACCATTTATAAATACTTATTCCAAACTAAATTTTATTTCAGATTTAAAAAAAAAGGCTATAAAAGAAGATTTTAAATTAGTTTCTGAAGAGGTAAATAAAAATTTAAAATTTGAATATAAAGATCAAACAATAAAATATTTTATAAATACTTCTATACCACACCATTTACCACTTATAAAAAATGATATTAAAAATTTTGATCATTTAATTATTGCTGGATTTTTTCCACATCATACTATTTTAAATCATACTACAAAAAATATTACATTTTGGGGTAATATTAATACTATATATAAAAATAAAGAAAATAATTGTTTATATAATAATCAAGAAAATAAAGATACAGTTATTTATAAATTAAATAATGAATCATTATATGAAAAAAAATTTAAAAAATTTAATGTAATTCAAAATAATAATATTACGTGTTTTCGTTTTTGGGAAAATTTTATGATATATACACAATATATATCAGATAATAAACAATAATTTATATAACAATTGGAATAAATTTATCAAATAAACAACTACCATCTTCACACCATTTTACTTTAATTGCTTTAACATTTACATTTTCACTAATTGCTTTTTTTAATGCTTCATAATAAAATGTATCAATATCTGAAGGTTTAAAATAATCACAATCATTACGCTGAATAATAAAATATAATGACGCATCATAATTATTTTTTTTACAATCTGCTAATGTTTCTAAATGTTTAATAGCACGTTCAGAAATTGGCACATTTTTATTTTTTCTAAATCCATCTGGAAAAATTGCCCCTTTTCTATAATTTTTTAATGTACTAATTTCAGGTTTTTTTACAGATTTATGGGAATTATTTTTTTCAAAATCACATAATAAAACACTTTTTATTTCAATATATTCTTCTGTTCCATCTTCTTTTTCAATATAAAAATCAAATCTACTATCCTTGTATTTTTTTTCTTTTTTATACGATTTAAAATTTTTGTATTTTTCAATAATATTATTTTGAATAATACTATCAAAAATTTTATTTCCAAAATTTGGATTTGTATTTGTCAGTGTAAATGTATCTTTTGTAGAAGGTAAATATACCATCTCAATTGTATAATTACTTTTTCTTTTTTCATCACCATTATATGAACAATAAAATTCCGATTCTTCATTTAATAATCCTGATACACCTAATGCTGGACAATGTGCTAATGTTTCCATATCATTTATAAATATATCAGCCATATACGGTGATTTTACTGATTTACTTGGTCTTTTAACTAATTTACCTCCTTCTACAAGATTATCATATTTATACAGAAGAATACTCATTTTAAATATTAAAAATAATAATATCAATTTTAAAATTTTTTATTATATAAATTATATGATTGGAGGAAAAAATATACCAACAGACGAAAAATTATATAATTCTATTAAAAAAAAAGTAAAAGCCAAGTTTCAAAAAACTTCACGTTGGCCTTCCGCATATGGTTCTGGATTTTTAGTTAAAGAATATAAAAAAGCTTTTAAAGAAAAATATGGTAATAAAAGTCCTTATAAAATACAAAAAAAATCATCTAAAAAAAGTAAATCTACAAAAAAATCACGTAAATCACGTAAATCACGTAAATCACGTAAATCACGCAAATCAGTTAAAAAATCAAATAAAAATAATTTAACACGTTGGTTTAATGAAAAATGGGTTAATGTATGTAAGAAAAAAAGTGGTAAATATGTTCCTTGTGGACGTAAAAAAAGTTCTATGAAAAAATATCCTTATTGTAGACCATTACATAGAATTAATAGTGGAACACCTATGACAGTAGGTGAAATTAAAAAAAAATATGGTTCAAAAAAATTAAAAGAAATGTGTAAAAGAAAAAATAGTAAACGTGATAAAAAAAGTATGACATATGTAAAAAAAACAATTAAAAAAAGTAAAAATAATAAAAGTAAAAAAAAATCAAAAAAATGGAGTAAAAAATATAAAAAATCAATAAATTGTAAGAAACCTAAAGGATTTTCACAAAAACAATATTGTAAATATGGTCGTAAAAAGTCTCGTAAATAATTTATAGTTTTCTAGAAGATTCAATATAATTACATACATTAATTAATGATTCAACTACCATATTTGATTTATAACTTTTAATTAGATCTAAATTATAATTTTTAATATATTTTTTATATAATTCCACATATTTTTTTTTATTTTTATGTAATTCAGAAGTTTTATGAATTATTAAGTCAGCTTCATTACTTCTACAAAACTCATTATATTTTTCCAATAAATCTTCTATTTTTTCAATACTAACTGAACCGTCACTAATAATTGCTTTTGGTATTTTATAATATCGTGTATGATTTGCTATACATATATTATGTAATAATGGATTTTTTTCAATATTATATGTAGAACGTAATGTAATATTAATTCGTGGTTTAAAATACTTTTCGTCTTTTTTTTTATGTTTCATTACTCTATGTGGTATATCAGAATTCATAAACATTACACTATTATCATCCAATTTTATATCCTTCCATTTACCGTCCACTTTTATTTGAAAACGTGAATAATATTTATCTTCAATCGGTTTTCCATCTAAGTAAAATGTTAATGATACAAATATTGGACGTTCATCCACTTCTAATGGATACCAATAATCATCGTCAGTATGACCTGCTATATTCATTGAAGGGTCAGTATAATTATTACATACTGCTATATTAAAAGTATAATTATTTATATTATGATTTGGACTTATACTTTTTAAATATTCTCTTAATTGTGGAACAATTTTACATAATTCTTCGGGTAATGGTTCTGTTTCTGTTTCCAAAGATACATTATTTTGAGTTTGTTTAGCAGTCCAATATGTATTATTCCATTTATGACCTTTTAAAATACCTTCATTATCTACATACATTCCATTTCCATATGTATTAACTTGTCGTTGAGGAAAATTTGTTAAGAAACCACCCGGAACTTTATAATTCCATTTACTTTTTTCCAGAAAATTACGAAGATTCTGAATAGATTCAGCAGAAATAATATTTTCAAGTTGTTCCAGGTGATACATTCTTATTTTAAAATAATAGAAATATCAATTTTAATAAAAATTAATAACCTAATATATCAATCTTTTCTTCTATAATACCAATATTACCACATAAAATATCTATTCGAGTTCTTGATATTTCTTTATTTACTGATGTATCCGCAATAAATTTTATTATTTCGTCCTTATTATAATTATATTTTTCTATAAACATTAATGCATGAAAATCTGCTTCATTTTCTATATGTTCTAATTGTTTCGCACTTAAATAACTCGGATTAATTTTTACATGTTCATATATATGATGTCCATATTCATGTGCTAATATATGAGCTAATATTGATTTATTATTCATTGGTATTAATCTATCATTAATTAATATTGTATTTCTTGGATTACCTCTAAAATCATTTTCAATTAACGAAAATGCTGGAATTTGTAAATTACCATCTATTTTTATTTCAAATAATTTACCAGTAAATTCTACTAATTGATCTAATATTTCTTCCAAATTATTTAATTTATCTAACATTAATATATTATATTATATTATCATTTTTCTAAATTATTTAATTATTTAATTACCTATATACTATTTTTAATAAATATTTTAAAATTTATAAATTGATTTATTTTCTATAATCTATAACTATATAATCTATGGAAGTATTATCTGTTACACCACCACAATCTCCCGCTAAATTAACTACTCCAGATGCTCCAAAAAAAAAGAAAAAAAAGAAAAAAACTAAATGTCCTTGTGTTATTGACGGTGAAAATTGTAATAATCAACCCTCATTAGCTGTTGGATATTGTAAATGGTGTGATACTACATTTTGTTCTTCATGTAGAATGCCAGAAGTTCATAAATGTCCTAATTTAGATAAATTAAAAGAAAGTAAAAAACAACAAAATTCAAATCAACTTAATAAAAATAAATGTCATGCTAGTCAATTAGAAATTCAATCACGTTCTTAAATAATATTTTTATTTATAAAAATTATATTAATTTTTTTTATAATTAATATATATATGATTGATTATAAGAAAAAATATTTAAAATATAAAAAAAAATACAACATGATTAAAAAAAAATCCCTTAGAGGAGGAATGGATGCTCTGAATAGATTTTTACCCACGCTCGGTAAAACTGCTCCAGATACATCTGAACCCCCTGAACCTGCTCCTGCCCCAGAGCCTGCCCCTGAACCCGAACCTGCTCCCGCCCCAGAACCTGCCCCTGAACCTGAAA